CCGCTATTTTGTCTTTACGGGCCTTCGTTAATTCCTGCGGGTGGCGGGGGTCGAAGCACCTGGAATGGACTATGAATCCATCCCAGGTTTTGAGCATTTTGCTTCGGTATTCCCGACCGCCACAAAGGTCGCATATCGCCAGGTGGTCGCCGCTATGATAAGGCCATCTGGTCATATGCAATCCCCTTACGAGTTGATTGCTATGCCGGTGGTTGCGTAAGTCGGTACTGCGCCGGTAATGAGCACGCCGGTTGAAGTTGACAGCTTCGTGTTGTTGATTGACGAGCAGTCCTTGACAAGTATCTGCCCCACCGTCAAAGCGGCGGTTTCGATACATTGCGCGGGAACGGCGGCGGCAATCTTGGAGTTGGCAAAGATGCAGTTGTCAAATACCATAATTCGCTCAACATCCGTGGCGTTGGCTCCGTAAACGTGGCGGCCATTGACATGACCGGCTGATTTCCAAAAACTGCAATTACGGAAATACACATCACGGGATACCTTGCCAGCTCCGGCAATGCCAGCGGTCAGCCTTACGGAAGGCCGGATGGTCGTACCTGTCTGAGCGTCGGCCATGGAACCAAATGTGCAGTTTACGAACTGGGTAGAATCCCCGTTCTGGACAAACTCTGAGGCGGTAGTCTGGTCAAGGTCGGTGGACTTGTAGAACTCACAGCAATCAAAAAGCGTGTATTCGCCGCCTTCTACAAAGGTATAAAGTGATTCGTCTTTGGTGTTGGCGGAAGTAAATTTGATGTTGGTAAAGCTGTTACGGATACCGGTGTTGAGTACTGCGCCGATGTCGGTGGCCGCCGTGGTAACTCCCATGCTGATTTTTGCGTTCTGGCCGTACAGTCTGCCGGAAGTACCGTCAAGACCGATGAAGTGAACACGGTTTTTACTGACGGTCAGCATTTCGGTCAGGACGTGGGAGGCGTTACCAATCAGGCAGATAACGTCATCTTTGTTGGTTGTGGCGCTGTCATAAGCCTTGGAGACGGTTTTAAACGCCTTGGCAATGGTCTTGCCGCTGTTGCCATCGCTGCCGTTGGTGTAGTCAACGAAAAACACGGTGCCGGTCGTGGCGGGGATGCCGCCGATAACAGGTACACCGAAAGAAGAGATGCCGTTCGGAAAGTTTGTGAGTCCCATAATGTTCTCCTTGCACTAGGTTAGTAGCAGGGGGCTTGCGCCCCCCACAAGGTTGTTAATTTTGCTTTATTCGAATCAATAAAGCGTTACTTTCTATGCACCTGCGCTGCCAAACACGCCGCGAGGGTCGTTGAAACCTACTGCGAAGCGCATTCTAGCCTTATACTTCGCGTTTTCCGTATCAAAATCGTTCTCTGGGGAAGGGTTAAAATTATCCGCGTCCCGCTCCTGGTAGATGAGCCCGTCCTGTACGTTGGTTTTGATAAACCAACCGTCGGTGTCGGTCAGGTAGTGGTTGACTGCAATGCCGCCGGGGAAGATACCCTTTGACTTGAGGGCATTGACTGCGTTGTTGGCGGTGTCATACTCAAGCGAGGATTTCAGGATTCTTTCTGCATCGAAAATCAAAGCAGTCGGAATGATGAGTTTCTGAGGCATGGCCGAAATGGTTAATCCACGGTCGTTGGTGAATCCCATGATCTGAATCGAAGCGCTTTCAAGAGCGTCTCCGGTCAGGTCGGATGCCACAGAAAGTTTATTCGACCATGTGCCGCCTGCTACGTTCGGATGAGCAGTAGAAAGCATGGTCACGCCGTCGCCGCCATTGTAGCCGGATGTTTCAGCGCGGTTCAGCACGTTGGCACATACAATTTCTTTCGTCTGACGCATTGAAAAAGCCAGCGCCTGTGAAAAACGCTTCATGAAATCGCCGTACTGGTTGTCATCGTACATCTCGCGGGTAATTACGAATCCGAGAGCGTAGACGATGTTGGTCAGGCGGGTAATAAAACCCTGCTGCGCGGAATCGTAGGAAATCGCGTTGCCCTGAGTCTTTACGGGTGCCAGGCCAAACATCGAAGTACCGACATACTCTTCATAAGCCTTATCGCTGGAAGTCTTGTCAAAAATCTGGCTGAACTCCTGCGGGTATTCGTTGTATTTATCCCCGTAAATCTTGTTGATTCCAGGCCAAAGGAGCTTAGAGAAATTGCCGGTTGTGATAGGTGTAGTCATTTATGTATCCCCCTTATGCGTGGAACGCTTGTTCAGCGCGTGTGAACATGACATTGTATCTGCCCCATACCTCGGTCGGAGTGTTGCCTGTGAGGTTAGGAACTTCAACAACGGTGAAGTCAGCGTTTGAGCTAGTGGTGATCTCACATGCTGACGTGCCGGTGGTTGTGCTGCCTGCGGTGTAAAGCAGGTCAACAGTATCTCCGACTACTTTTGTCAATGCCGTTGCCGTCTGCGCTTCAAATATTCCATCTTCGGCGGGAACGTAGTAAACACACCACTCCGTATGAGTGGATTCACTATCGTCGTAAAAACGCTTGCTAAGGTTGTCGGGGTTGAACGGGCCGGAAGGTATCCCGTTGACGAACTTGCCGAAACCTACGGCAACGCCAAGGAAAGCGGCGTCATCGGTTGCGCCTGGAGCGGCCAAGCCGGATTCCAGATTGATTGGGTCGCCTACGAAAATATCAGCACCATCGGCAACGCCGATAGCACGTACTACACTAGACAGCGGTGCGCCGCTGATTGTTTTAACGAGTCGAAACCCGTTGGGTCGATCTTGATTTGCCATGTTATGTTCCTCCTGCTAGTAAACTAGCGGTTGAGTTTGATTTCTCCCTCAAGACCTTGATCCTTCGGGCGCTGTTTTAACTGCTGTTCGGTTGCGTCAATCTTGCCCTGCTTTGCGGCCTGATCTTCGTTGTAAAGGTCGATGGGTATCCGCATCAGGTAGACTCGATCTTCGTTGTCCCCCGATGTGGTAGCAACTACACTGCCGATGTTCGATGCTCTGGCAATGTTCGGGTCGCCTATTTTGAAGTCGCCCTCTACCATTTCGTAACCACCATCTAAGAACTTTTCAACCCTACCCCTTGCGCCTCTTACCCTGTGGTAATGGAAATTAGCGAGGTCAAGATTTGAATCGTCAATATGCGATGGGTCGCGAAGTCCTACAGGTACGCGTTTTTTCTTTTCAGCAAACTTGGCAATGTTCTTAACTGTTTCCTCTGCCATTTTTGCCATATGTATGTCGGGTGTCGCCCCTTCTGGGTAGGTGCGGATTGTTATCCCTTCTGGCAATTCTACTTTTTCGGCCACGATAGGCGGCGTTACTTTCTTCGGTGAGAGTTTGTGTCCCTTTTGGAATCCCATGTCTAAGCTCCTATCAGGCCGTTGTCGGCCAAAGATTTAACGTATTCGTCTCTGCTCATAATGCCCATTCGCTCGAAACGGGAGGCTATACTACGCTGTTCGTCGTTCAGGTCTTTGAAAGAAAAGACCTTTTTGGTTCCGGTCGGTACGGTGCGGCCTGTCTCGACTATCGAAGCACCTTGGCGGGCCGGGTTGCTGAATTTATCGGGAAACGCCTTCTTGACTGCCTTGCCTACCTCGTTCAAAGATTCTTCCATGTCCATCTGCGGGTTGCGCTTGAACAGAGATTCCTGGTAACTGATTGCAAAGGTCGCCATGTCGGGGTTTTCATTAAACCATTTGTTTTCGGGACTGCCGACCCATGATGCAACTGCCGGGTGAACTCCGCCGGTCATTTTGGGCGGTATCTCGCTATGAATCTGGGCAATCTCCCTGTCAATAGCTTCAACGCGGTCTGAGTCGGCAACGCTTACGGCTTCTCGCTTCTCCCGTTGCAGGTCATTTATCGCTCTGCGGTAGGAGGATTCTGCTACTTTGTCAATATGTCCGGCCATGTCGTGCAGGGCTTTTTCCTGTTCCTTCAACTTCTTGCCCTGATTCTTGAGGCGGTCATAGAGAGGGGCGCGTTTTACAAACTCTTTCGCGTCGATCCATTCCGATGGGTCGCCGTCGTATTCCTCCAGCGGTTTCCATCCTCTTTCCTTCGCGGTGTCAAAGAACGTATCTGCTTGTGGTTCTGTGGGCGCTGCCGTCTCAATCTGAGACACGTCTGTTGTTACGGTTTCATCGGGCATTTGCCCCTCCTTATCTTTCTACCGCGATAACGTCGCTATCATTCATCATCCTGTATTCAATATCGTTCTCTTTGTGTACTAGCCCCCCATACTTCGCGAAAAGTATCCTGTCGCCTTCTCTGAGCACGTCTGCGCCCTCGAAACATGACGGCCCTACTCCTACTACCACTCCGGTGACGGTCGCGGCCTGATCTCGCTCTTTTGTGACGGCGGAAAGGATGATGCCGCCCGCGGTTACTTCCTCAATTGCATCCGGTTTTACTTTCAATCTGTAGAGTACTGGTTCAAATGCCATTATTGGCCCCTTTCTATTGTGTCATTTTACTGACAGTAGTCATTTATTTGACGGTCAAGGCACACTTATACCTAAAAGTTAGTTTTAGTCAAGGAAAATCATTCAGGTTGGTTGATTAATCCCCCGCAAAGCTCACATTAGACATTGCATCAATCATGTCAAGTTGGCCCTGTTTATAGGCGGTGGCCTGAATTGTCAGGTCGCCGGTTTCCCGCAAGGTGGATTGACCGCCTAATGTCGCCGCGCAATCAGCGAGGTATGCCATGAACTCTTCCGTTACGGGGTGGCTCTTCCATTCGTGGAAATCATCTTTAGTTACCATTTGGCACTCCTTTTATTCTGTTGACATCCGGCCATCTTCCATAGGATTTTGAGGCATTCCCTGCATACCTTCTTCCTGCTCCATCATTTCCGGCATCAATTGCGGCTGTTCCTGCGGTTCCATCTGCTCTGGCATCTGCGGAGGCTGGCTCTGTTGTGCTTCCCGCCCCATCTTCATAGCTTCAAACATCTGCATGACTTCCCGGTGATTCTGGTCTGCTGTGGCTTTATACTGTTCAAGCTGCTGGCCGAGTTCGGCGGCCTCTGCCTTGGCATAGTTGGCAACCTCTGCGCTCTTGTTCAATGCAACAACAGATTGCGCCAGCATCTCATCAATAAACAGCTTTGCCCGGTTATGGGCGCTACGCTCGTCAATATCCACTAATTTAGGGTCAGGGGGTGGTTGCTGCCTCTTCTCCGGCGGGGAGATAACCTTTTTCGGATCTTCCCCAATGGATTCCGCGAACTGTCCCAGGATATAGTCGTCATCCGTGGAGGGGTGCTCTAAAACCTGCATGAGCGCCTGTGCTCTTGCCATCCGCTGTACCTCTGTGGACGCGGAAGGGTCGGCAACTGGGATGACATCATGGTTGGAATCGTCGAAGTCAGCCCGACCAGTTATATTCTCTTCGTCCAGAACAGAAAAATACACCTCGTCCTCAAGGTAGATGCTGTTGAGCTTGGCGAGTTTCTTTAGTTCGGCTTTCATCGACCGGTAAAAACGCTTGTAAATGGCGTTGTAGACCTTCAAGCCTTGTTCGATAAGGGCAAGGGTAGTGGTGGCCGGGGTGTTGGCTTGCGTCTGCCCCTGTAGCACCTCTGTCTGGTTGGCAAGGCTCCTGCCCGCCTCGACCATGAAACCCAACAACTGAAACAAGACTGGTGACGGGCCTTTGG